TTGTCTTCGCACCAATCATCAAACAGTTCGCTTTCTTGACGCGCCTCAGGTAAAGGAGACACCTTGCCAAATTTTACAGGAATTAAATCGCTTAACTCGTTAACTTCTTGCTCTGTATAAAGACCTACGATTTTACCCGTCTCTTTAATGCAAAGCTTTCCACTCAAGCTAACTAGATTTAAAATACGACATGTACGAGATGGATGCTTTTGTTTAATGTATTCAATAACTTCGCTGCGGCGATCATATGCGATATCGTTATCTACATCAGCTAGCAATGAGCCATCTAAATAAGTTACGCCATCCTTTTCGATTTTACGGGCTCGACTTTTAGAAACGAATCTCTCAAAAAAAAGATTGTATTTAATTGGGTCAACCTTGGTAACCTTGAGCAAATAAAGGATAAGAGAGCCTGCCGCTGAGCCTCGACCCGGGCCAGTGGGGATATCATTCTCATGGCAATAATTCAAAATGTCCCAATTCAGCAAAATATAATCAATGAACCCCAACTCACTCAATATCTTAAGCTCATCTCCGGCACGATCATAATACTCGTCTTTGTTAGGGTACTTATTGATACCCATCTCTTTGATGCTCTCCCAACACAACTTCTTAAGAAATTTGAGATTGTCTACATCTTCATTGAGATTAAGTTTTTTGTAAAACTTTTTTTCAATTTTAATTTTAGGCAGCAGCACTCCAGCGGGGGCGCAATTATCATAAGCTGTAAATTTGTCTGCAAACATTATACTTCCACCTCCCATATCAACTTGTTAAAAATTTTAAATGTCATATCTATATCGTAACCAGCATCGTGTAATTTATTTTCGTCAAATCTTATGTCGTAATCTTTAAGCAGTTGTTTTTGGTTGGTCTTTAACCCTCTTTTGCGAAATTCGTTAAGCTTGTATTGCCAGTTGATAAGGGATTCATCTTTGCTTTTTTTAATCTTTTCTTTTGCGGCTTTTGCTAAGCAGTTGGTGTCAAGAATTCTGTCGATGTATGAATAATCAGTCTCTTTTTTAAGTAGCTTGCGATAAATGTTGTGAATGTATACGTCAAACCCTAATAGATTGTGTCCAATGATTAGATAAGACGGATCATAAAGATATGATTCAAACTCCTCGAGGATTGCTGCTGCGTCTGTTGAGTTTTTTTCATAATACTTTTTATTAAACTGACAGATCTTAGCGGCTTCTGGGCTTACATTCAAATCGGGCCATCTGATTAACCTATCAAAGGTCTTTAGCGACTTCTTTCCCTGAAAGGTACCATACCCTATTTGCCAAGGTTTGTTGTTTGAATTCAAGAGGTTGAGATGACATGTCTCAAAATCAAAACAAAGGTATTTTTGATTTTTGTTAAACCGTAGGAGGTTGTCGTTCATTATCTTTTTCAGTTTTTTTACCTTGGGGTAGAAGCAGTTCTTCTCCTTCTTTTATATCACATGTTGCTACAAAATTGCAAGTAAATAATTTTTTTTCTATCTTATGATTAAGATTAGGTAAGGGAGAGCGCCTATAAAACATACCATATCCCAGCACTAAAACTGGACGGGTAGCATGAAAAGGCAAGATACCTCCATGCTCATCACAAAAATCCTTCCAATCTGAGCGTAACTCTGGCCATGGGAAAGCGCACTTTAAAAGCTCCTTGTCGCAATCCTCCCATTTGTTATTTTCTAGAAGGAGAAGCCCGCTTTCTTCCACGCACTCTCCTTTTTTAATATCTTCTATGCAAAAAACGCCGCGACTATCGTCTGAGGTTTTAACTTGTATCTTTGGTGATAAAAAAAGTTTATCTTTCATTTTTTTAAAATATATAAATGTGGAGCCACCTCTTGGATTTGAACCAAGGCGCTTCCGATTACAAATCGGATGCTCTGCCGGACTGAGCTAAGGTGGCGGCTATTTCCATTTGCAGTAGCTAGGGTTCTCTGCTCTTTTGCGGCGCATGTATTCTCTTTTTTGTGCGCGACGTTTCTCCTTATCTTTGTCGTCGTATTTCTTTTGGGCGCGCGAACGGGATTTTTTTCCTTTTGGACTTTTCCCATATCTTTGTTGCGGGGTCTCACTCATGTTACCATACCCACACTATATAGTCTTCTTCGCACGGTGAAGGAAGGATGTCGTATTGTTTCTTTTTCATGATTAAGGTGAGGTGGGCGACGCTGCTGCGGTGCGCCAAGCAGTAGGGATGTTTCCTTTTATTCGGATATACTGTACGGAAGGGCTTTGGTTTAAAATCCAAATAGCGCTTCCTCCCTCGAGCACATGGTTAGGGATATCCCATTCTTGGAATTCTTTATCGTATGAATTTACCACCCATCCTCCCACATAATTATAATCATAGACCGTAATATCGTTTGCATCTCCGAAAATAGTAGAAATTCTATTGCCTTTATATGAAAAAGGGATACTCATCAATGAAAAACCCGGGGGGGCTGGTTTTATAACACTATACAAAACTTTTTTATCTTTGTTAGGCGGCGCAGCGATATCCTCTGTTTCTAAAATATAACCAGTAAATGAATGGTGAGCCTCAACATTTCTCATTCCGCCATCGTGCCACTCTCCATATCGATGCCCAGCTGAGTAAGTGCCCGGACCATAATTAGCTCGCCACGGTATGCGATAACCGTTTTCGTTTTTTTCTCCTGTAATCCAAACCCCTCCCGAATCTGTTAGTGCACCAACAGCCCAGCTTATCTTATTGGAGAATTTAAGTTTAGGGAACTGGGATTTAAGAAGTCGGAGTTCTTCCAGCGAAGTTACAGTGAATAAATGCCCTCCTTTAGACTCAGCGTCTAATTTTGCCTCTTCCCATGTAAATTGCCCTAAAACTAATTGGTACTCTCCTGCGTAAGCATCTATAAGGCTAAAGGCTAGGCTAATTACTGCTAGTGTTATTTTTTTCATTATAATTTATTATTTCTGTTAAAGAGATAGCAGGCTGATAGGAATATTATAACAATCAGCTTTGAAAGTAAAATTGTTAGCGGGGTCGACTTCGCCTTTGCGGTGAAAAACCGCTTTCTTGTAAAAGTCTGGCTTACTAATCTTTCCAAGGTACCATGCTTCTTTTAATGTGTTAAGCACACTTACAAAAGCATATTCATCGCACTCTTGCTTGGTATTAAAGTCTGCAACCGAACATTCGTAGTAGGGCTTAGGCACAACCGTACGTTCTTTGCTTTTTACATCGACCTTCGTGTTTTGATAAACAATATCGTAATCGTAAGTATCTTTAATTTCCCCATTAAGAACATTTTTGACCACCTCTTCCCCGATGTATGCCACTAAGCTACCCTCTCCTTTACGAATAGAATTGTTTAAGAGAGGGAGCTTTTCTGCTCGAGCTCTAACTCTTTGCATAGCGCCGTTGCTGATGATAAATTTTTTCACTGCTCTAAAAAACTCTCAACACAAAACTCTTGACTTCCGCAATGGTCTAAGTTGGGGCGCGTTAAGTTCGACTTGCGCCCGTTATAGCTGCGATTACAAATGATTCTAAAAGTTTGGTAGGCTGCGAAATCTTTTCTATTTTTATAATAAATAGTCTTAGCCTCCTCTGTTTTGTACCCATGTGCTTGTGCGTAGTGCTCAATAGAGGTTCGGAGCAAGTGGTCAAATGGGAGCTTGTTGTTCTCTAGAAAAAAAAGTGGTTTAGAGAAACTAAAGTCAGGAATAAATTCGCTAAAAGAAAAATTATTACAATGTAAAAACGAATCGTAAAAGGGAATGGCCATCAATAGATTGTTTGTCCAATGCTCTTTCAGATCTTTAAAGGTCAAGCGTTCGTCGTAGTCGCAGAAAGCTGATGAGTGTATTTTGTAAAGCTTTTTACATCCGTGGTCATTCTTTGCAAAAACGATAATTTTATGATTCTTTTTTTTATCGTCGCTGTGGGAATTGCAGATATTTAAACGTAGACCAAATACCAACTGTATATTATGCGCTTCGCATCTCTTCTTAGATTCAAGAAAACCATGAAAATTGTCTTCTACTAAAACAAGCTTATCCATTTTATTCTCAACTGCAATTTGGATAACGCTATCTGCTGCGCCGTTTTTAGTTGCGGCGGGGTCATTAACAGTAAGAATTGATTTTCCAATACTGTAATGAGTTTTAAACAAAGGTACCATACCTCCTTAGTATAACCTGTCACACTGGTGTGTCAAGATAATTCCAGCGAGGGCACCCTGCGTAATGTAGTTTTTTAATAGAAAAGTTTTCTTCTTTGTTTTTCAGGAGTGCACTATAGTCTTCAGGGAATGCGGTGCGTACTAGCTTATCCTTATCGTCAAAAAGACCATAATAATCAAAAGGAAACTTATAGGTGCAGTGCCACATAGGGGTGCCATCCTTCTTAGGTTGGCCTCTGTATCTTGCTCTACCGCAAGCAATAGGGCCTCCAAAGCTACCATCTTTGGGATGGGGTTTATCTGCGGCATAAGATCCGATTGCACAATTATAATTAAATTTTGTTAAATATGCTTGTGCTTGAGTTAATTCTATTTCAAATTCATCAAGCTTTTTATCCGAAATCTTACGCATCTTCATAATGCCTTCGGGCTTGTCCGCTTTCTCTAGGTCAAACTTTAGAAAAATAAACTCGCTGTTACGGTTTTTAACATCTGAAAAAAGATATTTAACTGCGAGGCTATAAATATAGTCCTGTAAATTTTTCTTTTTCTCTTCTCCTTTGAAAACCTGTTTGCTTGTTTTAAAATCTCTTATAATAGCGGAGTCTTTTTTGCCATATATAAATAACTTGTCTATAAACCCTCTAACATAGTAGTCTTTTTTACCCTCTTCAATATGCATGTCAAACTCATACTCTGAAAACGACTGTGTAGGCTTACCGTTTTTCTTACCAAAAAAATCATATCGAAGGCCAGCTGTTATCATGTCCTTAATGAGATTCATATTCTCTTCATCATCAACCCCGAGCTCCTGAGACCGTAGCAGTATTAATTTTTTAATAGAAGGGATAACAAAAGGATCGTTGCTTTTAAGAATAGCATCGTAATAGTGCTTTCTTGACGGTTTGCCTAAGCATTCAAAAATTAAATGGCAAACAGTGCCTCTGGAAGCCCCATCGTTAGACTTGTCTGGCAAGCGCTGGTGATACTTACACCAGTAAAGCCATGAGCACATCTTTACTGTTTTTAGGCGGCTTGCTGATAGATATACGGGTTTTGTTTTAGACATTAGTTTCTTCGATAAGATTTTTAAGGAAATTTATTTTTTTCTTTCTTTCTGTTTTATTTTTAATAATATTTATTCCTTCTGTGCTTTTTAGTATGGAGTAGATTTTAGATATTTGTTTCTCTTTATCTAGGGGTTTTTCGTGCCACTTCTCTTTAAAGTTTACGCCTTCTTGTTGCATGTCCCCGAAGTCATTGCTTGTGGGGAGATTGATTCGAAGCTTTGTGATGTCAAAGTAATTTAAGAGTTTAATAAAGATTTTAATAGCTGCATGCAGTCCAGCTTTTGATTGGTCATTATTTGTTCCAATGATGATCTGGTCAAGTTCTTGGGAAAGGAGAAACGATATCTGTTTTGAGCTAAGATCCAAACCTCCTACAACCAAGTGGTTCAGAAAATTATTTTCAGTTAATGCTAGGCTGTCTCCGATACTTTCTACAATAATAATTTCACGCCGATCTTGAGTGCATTCCAGAAATGGTTTCGCTCCTGTGCTGTCGGAAATACAAATGGGATAAAGCCAATTAGATTTTCGTCCAACGTGTTTCCATTTAGGAAATTCTGATTCACTCTTCCATCTTAGATGGCGACCAGTGAACCCAATGATTTGAGAGGGGTCATTTTCGTCAAAAATAGGAAAGACAAATCTACCGTTCAATTTACCGGCCGTGGCTAAGCCGCCCTTGTACAATTTTAACGTTAAAGTTGAGATTTCTTTATCGTTATAGAATTTAAAATGAGGTAGCAGTTTAGATAAATATTCCAGTGTGTAGATTTCGTCCATTTGTATTTTAATTTTTTGATCCTCTTTTTCAAAAGTATTAGGCGATTTGGCTTCACCAGAAGGCTGGATGTAGCGAGATAATATTTTTTTATCCTTGGTTCCTAGTGTTTTTTCTACTAAAGCTTGAAAGGGCAAAAAGGAAGTATCATCAACGTAGTCTCGCCATACTCCAGAATCTTTATATATTTGGACCGCGGTAAAGTTATTTCCGTTACGCCACAAGGCATTGGTTTGCCAATAGGGGCCACGGTCACGCAACTTGAAGCCCAGCTCAGTTAAAACTTCTTTAATGTCTTCAGTTTCCATCAACGTAAAAGCTCTGGGATAAAGTCGTCAGCAACGTTTTCGTCAGCGTCAAGCTCGCCATTGACATCTAGGGCTCTAACCAAATCAACCATGTCGCCACGCTCTTCCACATTAAATCCGTCCATTTGTAAATTAATAGCATTCTTACGCAAGGAACCATCTGGCATTCTGACTGGGTTAATGGCTCGCATATATTCAGATCCTAGGTGACGAGATTTTACATTGATTAATTTATGGGTGCCAAAGTTTGGTTCGTTGGCTATCTCATCTAATGTTTTTTGTCTTAAAATGAACATGTGAGAACAAAATTGAGTAATACGATCTGATAGAGAGACAATGCTTTCATCGTCAACAACATCCTGAGCCTGACGATTATTAACAATACCTTGGCGATTGCTCTGTACAGAAGTAATCATTGGGATGACCGGACCACCGTCACTTAAAATTTCTTTTTGAATGGTCTTTTTGAATTTATCTACCATCTCTCCTACGATTTGCCATTCTGATTTTGACCCATTATTTTCAAAGGTAGTTTTTATGTAATCAAAAGAAAAAATCATAGGCTTTCCTCTACCTATTTTAGAATAATAAAAGCGTCGCAGGGTAGCGCACATATTATCAACACCCATTCCGCCTACGTTAAAATAATAGAACTTAATCTTTTTTACCTTCTCCCAAACGGCGCGAACCTTATTGACGGTTTCTTCTCCCGCCTGTCTCCATTGACCTGTCTCTAGTAGGTTTGCTGATACTCCGCTTAACGCCGAACATTGACGTACGATTAGCTCTTCTTTAGACATCTCTCCATTATCAAAATGTAAGACAGGAACGTTGTATTCGGCGGATACTTTTGTACAGAAGTCCATACAGAAACGGGTCTTCCCGACCCCTGAGCGGGCCACTATGACCGTTATGTTGCCCGGGCGCAACAATGACCCATAAACATCATTAACTCTCTTATACGGGCTCATAAGACCGAACTCAGTAACAGGGTTATTGCCTCTGACTTCTATCCATTCCTCCATCTCTTCTGAAATGTTAATAGGGCTATTGGGGCCAACATCAAAGAAGTTTATTTTTTCATTAAAAGTATTGTCTGCGCCCTCTATTATGTCGTTATAAGATACGGCGGGCGACATTTTACGCATAGAGTCAGCTACCTTCTTGGCCCCTTCAAAAATTTCACGTCTAACTGTATATTTTTTTAGCTCTTGGGCTATTTTTTCTACGTTATCTGCGGAAACCTTGCGAAGTGCAAGGGAGTGTATGTAATCAGAAATCTTAATATCGCTAGGAAAGCTAATATTAAGAGCGTCTACTCTTTGTGAGAGAAGCACCTCATCCATTTTCTCTGCGTTCTCGAGGGCTTGCCGAAGAACATAGAAAATTGTTTTGTTTATAGAATTTTCGTCAGCACAAAAATCATTCTCGTTAATAAAGCTTGCAATATTACCATACTTTTCAGGGTACTTGATTAGTGCCGCAAGCAAATGTTGTTCAAGCTCTAAAGAAAATATCATACAGTTATAACTGTACGCGAAAAAAGCACTAAAGTCAAGAACTATTTCCACACTCGATAGCTATCGCTATCTTCGTGGTAGGTGCTGGTTTCTATGAATTTTACTGGCCCATCTTTAGCAATAAGTTTGTGAGGGGTAACTCTATGCATGCAAAAAACCTCTCCTTTTTTAATTGTTTTGGAGTGTGTTTTTGCGGTAACGGTATTTAAAATATCTATCTGCAACTTTCCTTCCAAGATATAGAAGCTTTCGTGCTTGTTGACGTGGAAGTGCATTGAGGTGCTACAGCCTTCTTTTATGTATAAAATTTTGCCACAATAATCTTCATCTTTATTGTTAGCGAGCCATACTTCGTGGCCCCATCGCTTCTCTACTTTGGTTGGCTTTCTTGAGGTCATTGATTGGTAAATATAAAAATTAAGACGGGTTGTCTTCTGATAGAGCTTTTTCTCCCAACTCCATATCATCCAAAAATCTCTCTAAGGCTTTTCGTAACCCCATCTCTACTATTTGAGAGCCAATTTTACATTGTATGAGCGGACGCCCGTCTTGGGTAACATAAGCTAAAATAAAACCTCCAGCGTCACCGTCTCCTGTAAACTCAAAAAGCTTATCAAGGTAACTGTTAGGAATGGTAAATTCTTCTGCTGGCAGGTCTGGGAGATCTTCGTGCATGTCAATATAATTACACTATTTCTTTATGTAAAGTGTTAAAGTCAAGGCAACCTTCGTGTACTTCAAGTAATTTAATATTATTTAAATTACAAAAAGATAATTTTTCGTCGTCTCTTTTTAATTGATCCAAGTAATTCATTTTGTTCCCTTTGTGAAAAAATTTATTATATTTTGTGTGTTGGTTTCCTTGCACTTCTATGGCTATGTTTTTGGTTGCGTTATAAAAATCTATTGTTAAGCGAGTGCCAACTACTGGGAACTCCTCAAACACTACATCTCCGTCCCAAAAAACTTTTAAAAAATCTTTAACCTTAGTTTGTAATTTACTACGACTGTTTTTTTCCCAGTTGATTAAGTAAATCACAGGGCGCTTTATTCTTCGTCTTTTCCCTAGAAGAGTTTTAAAGGTCATTTTAAATAGAAAGCACCATCTTTTTAAAGTAATCCATTAGATGGTCTTTAGCTGCTGGGCTTTCTTCTAGAAACTTGTCAAATTGATTTTCTCCTTGTATTTTTTCAGGAAAGTCAATTTTAGCTTCAGACATTATATTAAGTAGTTCGGGATCGAATTCTATCCAACCCGCTCCTTTTCTATGGGCAAAGTCCCACAAAAACAACATATCTAAAATTTCTTTTTCTACCCAAACACTTTTGCCTCCTTTACGCCCATAAATAACAGGATATTTAATAACTGCATTAGTCTTTTCGTTAGGGCTTTTTTTGACTGTGATTTTGGCGAAGTGGCCAACGATTTTATTCTTATCTGGATCGTGCTTCTCACTTGGCTTCTGCAATATCCAATCTTTTTTAAAGCGTGGCTCAAATTCAAGGATAAAATTAGCAAAATGCAATAAAGCGTTGCCTCCTGTAGCTGTGGTTTGCCGAATAGGGGCCTTGCTATAAGGGTCAAGTTGAATATCAGCACGAACCTGAGAGATAAAAAGCGCCATATGGCCTCGTTTAGTCAAACCTATACTCACGCGCTTCATAAAATCTGCCGCAATAACAGCTCCCCCTGCAACTTTTCTTGACTCTTCAAAGGTTTTAAGGGTATCTCCTTTGGAAATCAAACCATCTACCGAATCTAAGATGAAGCAATAGCGGGTATCGTCTGAGTTTTTTCCAACCAAGAGGCGTAGAGCCTCCACTACGGTTTCGTAAATATTGCATTCAAACACAAAGCAATTTCCGGCTTCCCACTCATCTTCATCAAAAACAAACTTCACTCCCGAGCGATCTCTCATTTGTTTAGTCAGCCGTCCCTCTGCTTTAATGTAAAAGCCGCGTGAGTTAGGGACTGTTTGGAGAAAGTTTTTCATCACCTCTAGCGCTTCCGATGTTTTGCCTCCTTCGTTTACGCCTGTAAAGCGGTGTAATCCCGGACCTAATCCTCCTCCTAACGCAAAATCTAGTTTTAAGCTACCACTAGAAACTTGGTAGTCGTAGCTTTCTTCGTAATTGTAATGGTCTTTTTCAGTTAATTTTAAAAAAGATTTAATTAAGTCGTTAGGAGACAATCCTTTGGGTGTTTCTTTTTTTGTTTTAGGCATTTAGGAATTTTTTTAATGTTTGTGTTGAGGGGAAAATACGATCCGATCCGCACTTATCTCCTATGGTCGGGGAATTGTGGGTTTCGATTTTCAAATGAAATTCTTGGTATTTTGTTTCGAGCATTTTGTTGAAAGGTAGAGCATAAAATTGAGCAAAACTATTTATCTCTTTACCAAAATCCACCTTGTGCCAAAAGTCTTCATTATTATATTTCTGCATCAATCTTTTCAAGATCATCATCTCCTTTGCCCAGAATTTTTTCTTCTCGTATTTTGGGGCAATGAGGTGTTTGCGAACCACATCTTGAATTCTTCTTTTAGTTTTCTTCTTTTGAGCCATATCAAGGATATATAGTATGGCGCATGGAGGCTCTCTTGTCAATCTTTTTGTGAGGGTGGACTACATAAAATAATCTTCTGGAAACTCGCTGGAAACAATATTGTCACCAGTTTCTTCCAGCGCTGTCGCCTTGGAGGGAGACTTTAGCTCGCCCTCCAAAAGAAAAAGAAGCGCTATCATCTCCAAGCAAAGGGATATCCATATCCTTATTATAGAGAAGTAGAGTCTATTTTAAAGTACCGTAGGATTATTCCGAAGGCGGGGCAACGGGGGCAATACCGCTATTGCCAATGTCGAAACCACATGCAATAACAAAACTCTGAACCCCGCTTAAGACAGCGTCTAAAGAGGGGTCGTTCCCTCTTATAGAGGTATTTACATCTGTTGAAATTTGTGAGCCTGTAGGATCAAAGTCTTCGCTACGGCTAAAGTTGTAAGTGTTTTGCATTAGGGAATATAATTTGGATCTAAAAATTTACGGTAATCTACTTTAGGGGCCTTGGGTTTTTTAAACCAAAGGTTG